TGCTCTACCAACTTGCCACCAATACTCATAGGGGAAAAGGCTTGATTCTAATTCCTCTTGCTTAATACAAGATTCAATTAAGTGCTCAGCTTCTCCTTCTGTGAGCTTTGGTAAGTATATTAACTCTTCTTCCCGGGGGACCTTACGTCGATTCTTAATCAACTTAAGGAGCTCGGGATTTTGAGCTTTAGCAATTTGGTTGAGCTGTAGACTCTTCTTTTTGTCTACTCCATTAAGATAATTTGACAAACAGTTTAGATCCTTCCAGGATGGACAATGTTCATTGTCTATAATGGGAAGACCTAAGCCACCATACTTTGTTGGAATATACCAGGGTAATCCCATTTTCGTAAAGTTTGGTTTAATCACTTTTTCAATATACATTTTTAAGGTGTTTAAACTAAACTCGGGATTTAGTCCTCGTATTAACTCATGTGAACTGGCTCCAATGCCAGCTCTTGTGTCGAAGATTTTGCTAAATTGATCTCTCAAAATTACTTTTCCTATATTTGTCCGACCCTGTAAGATACCACTGTTGACTTTTGCGACAGCTTGAAAGGTCAGTGATTTACCTAGTAGTCCTGGGACAATTTGATATGTATTATTATTCATTTGACATACAAATTTTCCAGCCTCACTACTTTGGTTAGTCACTAGGACTTTTCCTAAGCTGGGTTTGAATCCTACACTTCCAGAACATTGTTTCCAGAAGTTGTACAATCCTTCCCTGCCAATGAGCAATCCGTCGTCACCATTAATCTTCAGATATTTGGAACATTCTCCAATGCTTAGGGTTCTATTTAAATTGAGCTCTAATGCCCAGTGACAAACCATAAGATTTAAGATACATAAGACAGGAAAAGAAGTTATACTTCCCATTAATTGTCCTCGCTTTTGCTCTCCATGGAGTGATTTATAATTGATCTGGTGTTTTGTTAGAGAGATGAGTAACATTTGTTCCTCCTCTTTTGTAAAACCACCATGTTCAATCAAAGAATAAATCACAGCCTCGGAAGCCCAGCTATGTATCAAGTTTGTCGCCTGAGAGTAGTCTATGGAACATATTTCTATGTCCTCCTGAACTCCAGGATATTCCAATGTTTCCAAATTCTTTTCTGAGATTGTCTGACCTATAAAGTCACAAATTCCATGTGTACCTTCATAAAGTGCGGTCCAGCAATTTCTATGAAATTGCTTATTTGCAGTATTGTTCCATGGGTCTTCTTTAGATATAATTCTGACCTTCAATGGCTCACTCAAGGCTTCCAGTTCTACC